GGCGCACGTCGATGGAGGTCGTCAGCGTACTGCCCAGACGCGAGATCTCACGGCGCTCCAGGGCTGCCAGCAGCTGCTCTATTTCCTGCCGGGCCGTGTCGGTCGTGGCTTGCTCCAGAGCGTGCTGGTAGTATTGCTGCTCTGCTCGCAGACGTCCATAGCTCGTCACAGCCTCTTCTATGCCTTCCACCGTTAGGTCGGCATGAGCGCTCTGCTCAAGCTCGCTGCGCGCTGCCTCCAGTTTGGCAATCTCCGAGTCCAGATCCTTCAGCTGCTCCTTCGTCGCGCGCGAGCGGCGCTCCTGAGCATCGGCTATCAAGACGTCATAGTCTCCCAGCGTCTGGGGCACTTCCGGAAGTATCGAGGTCGACGACAGCGCCTCAAAACGCTTCATCAGTTCTTCGGCCTCTGCCTTCTTGCGGGCCAGGCTCTTGATGCTCGCCTCGTCAGTGATCTGGGTCTTGGCCAGTTCCTGGTCGTAGTATCTTATGTTGTTCTGCAGATCCTCATAGGTCTTCACTTCCTGCCTCAGGCTTATTTCCCTGTTGCGCCCGCCGCCTTGGTGGCCACCGGTGCCGCCGGCATCTCCCGATGGTGCCGGACGGACGGCAGACCCCTTTACCTTGAAGTCTGTCTGGCCTGCATTGGCCAGCTCGTCCTGCAGCCGCTTCTTCATGTTCGCGACGGCTGCATTGTTTTCCCTGATCTTCGCAACAACCTTGTCCATGTCGCTCGTACCGGCTATCTCCTCATAGCGCACACCAGTGTCACCGGCTCCGGCATACGACAGGCTGCTGCCGTCGGCGTAGCGTTTCTTCTCGCGCTTCGTGCTGTACCGTCTCACCTGTCCGCGCTCGTCATACATCAGCGAGTGTGTCTCCTGCTCCTTCTGCGCTATCTGGTTGGCCAACATACGCGTACGGGCCTCCACCACCATCTGGCGGCAGTATGCCTCGCTGTTCTTTACCAGCGCGTCATACCAGCTCGCAACGCTGTTGAAGTAACCCATCGTCTCGCCGTACGTATTGTTCATCTCTTCCACCACCTTCTTTTCCTGCTCCTTCGACCCGTGAAAGTCTTTCAGCTTGGCTATGTTCAGTTCTAGGGCGGCACGGGCCTGGTCCAGAGTGGCGGTCTCATCGGCCAGACTGCCCGAGAGGGTGTCGCTGCTTTCTGCCGAGCGGGCACTGCTCCCGCTGAGCTTCTCTATGGCAAACGTAAATGCAGTGATGGCAATGCCAACACCGCTCGCCACCAGCAGACCGCGAATCGCCACACGCAGACCGGTGGCGGCTGCCTGGCACAAGGTCATGCTGGCACGCGTGGCTTGGATCGCTGAGCTGATGCCTCTGAAACCATTAATCACGCGCATGGCACCGTTCACGCTGTTACCAAGGTCGCCAAGACTCGCCAGCAGCGGCTCCATACGGGCTACGCAGCGACCCACCTCTTCCTTTATGTCACCTATCGTGTTGGCGGTCTGACGGGCCTTGCCGGCATCAGTCTGGGCAAGGGTGGCATTCATACCGCCCACGCTGGCGCTTACAACCGATGCCAGGACGGCGGCACGCTGCTCCTCCGTGCCGAATTTCAGAATCTGCTCCTGAACGGCGTCAAACGAGTAGCCATAACGGCTCAAGGCTGAGGTCTGGCCTTCCATCACCTTGCCTAGCATCGTCGCTATCGTCACGGCTTCTTCTTCCGTCGCGTTCACGCCATACTGCTGCGCCAACATGTCGTTCATCACTGGAATCAGTCGCTCCAGACTCGACTTCTTCTCTAGATAAGTGCCCAGCTCCTGGGCTCCCGACAGCTGCACCTCGTCGCCGATAACGCCTAGTTCTTGCTGCGCTGAGCAGAGGGCCTTGATGCTCTCTATCTCTGCGTCACTGGCCGACATCGTGTTGCGCATCACCTGAGCCAAACGCGCCTCTGCCTGCTCCTGAACGCTATATGCCGATGTGTAAATCTGTAGTTCTGATACCAACTGGTTGATACCCGAGGTCACTCCTTCTATCGCCTGTTGCGCTTGGTTGATATCCAACAACTGCGTGTTCAGCTTCTTCTGCTCGTCGGCAACCTCATTCACAACCTTGCCCAGCTCTTCTGCGCTCAGGGTAACCTGGCGGACGTTTTCTTCGCCCGTGACCTCAATTTTTATCCGGAATGTTACGTCGTTTGCCATTTTTTTATTATCTTTGCAACATGATTAAACTGTTTAGAGAGTTAAATTGGAGGGGAAAGTTGCACCTCATCGCGTTGTACACCATGGTAGGGGGATTCTCTGCCTCAATGACTTGTGTCTTGCTCGGAAAACCGGTATGGGGAGCAAAGGCACTCATCATCGCTTTCATAGCGCTCTTCGTATGGGCGGCCGACAACAAAATCACGGGCAATCCTGATGTCTTTCTCAAGAAAAAGAAGAAACACTGAAAAAACGGTAGCCGCTCAGTGCAGACCACGGCGCTTCTTCACTTCCTCAAATCGTTCCTTTTGGCGGGCCACATCCTCAGCGCTCAGCTTCTTCTTTGGCTGCTTCTCCCAGCTGAATTCCAGCACGTCTTCCGCGCGGAGCTTTTTCTTCGAGTAGGGCTGAAGCATGCACAGGCATGTCATGCGGGTTCGCTCCCATGCGTCTCGCATACGCATGGTCTCATAATCATGCCAGCTCTCTGCTATGACCGAAAACTCATGTGGGGTGCATAGGTCAAAGTCGCCAATACTCATCCCCATGCGCCCCACGGCGAATCCTAACAGGTAGTCTATGTCGGCACTCTCGCCTACATCATCGTTTTTTTTTCACTGGAGAGCAGCTGGCTGAAGCCTGCTAGCGAACGTGGCTCCAGACGGTCCAGAAAGTCATCCAGACCTACGTCCATCGCAATGCCGTCAGCCGAACAGGCACTCTGGCAGCAACACCACACCAGCACGCCCATGTCGCTGGTGTCTTTCATCCGGCTCACGTCCTCGCCCGTCTCGCGCTTGTAGCGCCTCATAGCACCCAGCGTCAGACGACACGGCCAACGGCGGCCGTCACTGGTCTCTATCTCTATATTCCCGCTTGAGGGATGCGAAACCGTGCGCTGCTCTTCCGCAGCGCCGGTTCTTGGCTTATCGTCCTTCGTCATAGCTTGTTCCATTGTTAGCCTGCTGTCGATTCCTCTTCGCCGGCATCATCCAGCGGACCGCTGTTTTCGAGGGTGATGGAGTAGGTCTCGTCGTCACCTGCCTTGCCCTCGTCGTCTAGCGCGGTGATGATACACTTGCAGCTATGACTGCCACCACCGTCACGGTAGTCCCAGCTCGCATCCACGGGCTTGGCCTCCTTAAACAGGGCCAACAGCGAAGGAAGGTTGTTGCTGCCGTCCTTGGCGTGCACAAAACCGTCAGCGGTAATCGTCACGCCAAGCGTCTTCACATATTTCTCTTCCCACTTGCCGGTTCTTGCCTCCTTGGTCTTGCGGCTGCCGGTCTCGGCCTTGTAGCTGATCTTACAACCGGTCGAGTGACCAAGGGCCTGACCGACCAAACTCAGTATCAGGTCGGTACCGTCTCTGTAGTCTATTTCTTTTGTCATAGTTCTTATGGGGTTTTAATGTTATTTGAGTCTTTTTATCAGAATAATTGCAACGATAGTGCCTATCATGCCAACAAGCACCCATTGTGCCCGTTTGTTGTTCGTAGGACTTTCCTCCGTGCTTGTTTCGCCGTAGGCAGTGGTTTCGCCACGGCATTGAAGACTGTCACGAGCCTTCCGCTCATAACGGCTCACCGTCTGACCGATGCTGTCGGTCTCAGCCTCGGCAACCAAGGCGTCCCCCCGGCGCTTCACGCTCAAACGCGTACGGCCGTGCTTCTTGGTGAACACCGCACCGTCAGGGAGGCTCTGCATCACATCCATCGGGATCAACAGGCTCCCGCTGTCGCCCGCCACGCTCCGAACCGCGGTCTCCACTGTCTCGTATGCGGTGCTGACCCGAACGAGCGTGTCGCACCGGGTGCTGGACCACTGATGCCTTTCCACGCTTCTCACCGTACGGCAGCTCACCACGCAGAGGACACTCATCCCAAAGACGGCAAGCCGTAGCACGCTGAACAGCGCGCTCAAGGCGCGT